CCAAAAGCTGTGTAGCCGTTTACACGGCGATAGCCACCATCAGGATCGACTTCAAAGTTTATAAGCTTTGTAGCTAATCCGGGCTGCGCAAGCATCTCAAGCTGATTGAGGTTAGTATTTAAACCTCCTTTGCACGAGATACCAAAGGGTTGGGAAGCTGCCATATTATACGAATCTCATTCTGTCGTCTTTAATGTAAGTAGGCGAAGGTTCAATAAGGTTTGACCGCATGCTGCGTAAACCCTTCTTGTAGTCATCAAGTGCAAATGCAGCAGCTTGAGGGTTATCTTTGAACTGCCAAATATAATATCGTGCTTTAGCTAAAAGAACTGAGCTGTACATCTCAGGAAACACAAGAGTGTCTGAGTATGCAGTTAGTTTTGTAGGGAGTGTCCACGCATAGAACCACACGCGGTACGCTTTGTCTGGAATAGGGCTGAGGCCAAATCTGCGGCCGTCAGGACTTCTAATAACTCTATTAGGCTGACCGTATTGTTGAGTGTCAGCGTCATCTAAATTCTCGGAGACTCGTCTAAAGTCTTTCCATGCTTCGGTAGTCATGAAGCGCAGGTTGCTTCCCATGTAAGGGGCTGTTTCGCCGGTAACGCCGACCGTAGTGATGTAGAAGTTTTCCCAGTCAATAGAGCCATAGTCAGTTGTAACGCCGTCGCTTGCGGGTTTCAACTCATAGAAGCGTGTGCCAGTGACTGTCTCGACATAGGTGTTGCCGTACATTGGATCTACATCGCCGCTTTCAACAACAGATAAAAAAGGCCACTGCGGCTCCTCAGTTATGATGTCAAAGTATGCACGATTAAGAGAATCTTTTACATGCTGCTGGACTCCTACCGCTGATGCAAAAGAAGAAGCTGTTAAAGAAACTTCATTCAGTTCGCGTAAAAGCTCGTTGGTTAGATCTAAGTAGGATGTGGACATGTTTATTTAGCCTGTGTAGTTTCTGAAGTTGTTTTATCTTTCTTGCCGAAAATTGCATCGTAGTTGTCGTTATACTTCTTTTTATTTTCTGCTTTGTACCAACTTCCTGTATCGCCAAATATTCTGTTGTTCTGATTGTTTCTTATTTTAACTCTGTTAGAATCATTTCCTATTTGAGGCATCCTTAATTCTCCTTTTTAAAAACAGAGGGGCTTTTACACCCCTCGTTTCCTTGACTGTTACTTAGTCAATTTCGTAGAACGCTGATACGAGTGCATCAGGACGCAATACTTTAGCACCATATACGTGCAGGCCGCGACAGATATCACCAAAGCTATCTGGGTCACGGATGACTTCAGTGCTGGTAATGGTCTGTGCAGTAGCAGTAGAACTAACGTGGCCAGCAAGGATCTGACCAGCAGCAGTAGTGCCGGGGATGTTGTTAGACTTGTACATGTCAAAGCCACGCAGCTTGCCTGAAGATACCAGACCGTTACGGATAGAACCTTGACCAGCATTGAAGTCTACAGACATTAGCTTAGAGCTAGACTGAGAGAGCTGCTCGTAGAACGCAGGAGGGGCCAAGAACCAGCGGCCTTCTTCTGGGATGTTCTGCTCGTCAAGAAGACGGGCCATGTGAGCCATCAGATCCAATGGATCAGTAGCACCAGCGATGTCGATAGCGCCTGAACCGTCAAAAACACCGGCAGCCAAGTTAGTTGCGCTGTCAGTACCTAAGACATGGTTGGGGCTTGAGGCTGAAACACCAGCAAACATCTTAGCAATTACGCCAGCATCGAAAGCATCACGCAGAGCGTAAGCGGCAGATGAGGAAGCAACTTCTTTAAAGTTTACATGGGACATTGCAGTTTCAATATCATCAACTTTAAATTTAAAGGCGTTAGCCACATCTACAATCAAAGTAGTTTCTACGTCAGTCAGTTTAGTTTGTGTTACGTCAGCGCCGCGCTCATACTGATATACGGTGATGGTAGGCTCTTTGATGATCTTTACAGAATCGCCATAGCCAGAAATCTCACCAGCATAATCAGTGTTAGTAATAGCTTCAGCTACAGAAGACTTTCGGAAGAAGTTAAGAACCTTCTTAGAAAATACGGACGGTAGGAAAAACTGGTTGGTTTGACCTGAGCCGTCACTAGCGAAGTTACCAGCGGTGGTGGTGCTTTGTTCAAATGTTGAGTCGGATACGTTATAAGCCATTGTGTGTTACTCCAAAAAAAGACAATTAATTAAGGTGCTATTCTGCCTTCCATTATAGCCAAGTCAATTTCACTTTCATATTTATCGAATTGAATCATAGACAGTTTAGCAATTTCCCGTTGAGACCAAATCTTTGGCTCCTTAGCGTTTATTTCAGTAGTCCGTGTAGACACCATATCGGCTGCAGAAGACTTGGGGGTTTGTGATTTATTTGTCTTAGGCTTGCTTCCAATTTGAATACCGTTTTCCATCTTATAAAGGTCGATAGCTTTGATTGCTAGGGCAACATTATCTGGGTTATTATAGATCCAATCTTGAATTGCTTCAGGTTGTTCTTTAGCCCATCCATGAAACTTGTCATCCCCACGAATATCTTCAAAATCGGGATGACGGCTTTTGAGACTTGCTTCTGCTTCTTTACGTTGGGTAGCTGCTTCACGTTCTTCCATCACAGACATCTTTTGTTTAAAAGCTTGCATTTGTTGTTCACTTTGTAAGTGTGCAACAGTCTCTACTGTTTCATATAAATCAGGGTACTGCTCTCTAAAGCTTGCAAGATCTTCGGGTGTCTTAGGCGGCGCATATGCTGGTTGCATTTCTGTTGCGGCTGCGGTAAGTTGGAGTTCTTTCTGCTTAAAGTCGGCAATCTTCTGATCATAATGCTTCTTTAAATCATCGTATCGTTTCTTATAATTTGTTCTTCCTTTGGGTTCATCCTCTTCTTCTACTGCGGGGGCCGCTTGTTTGCGGGTGGCCTGCTGAGGTTCTGCAAAGAAAAGCCCATCCGCTTGTCCTCGACTTGGTGCGTCTTGTGTATGCCAAGACTTTTTCGAGTTGTACGGGTTGGCAGTTGGCTCTTCAAATTGTTCGTTTGCGTTAGACATGTGCGTCACACTCCGTTAGGGGCTTGTCAGTTTTCAAGGTGGCTGTATTATTCGCGTTTATAACACAGGGTCTTGTTACGTCAAGGTGGCCTCTGGATTTTTAAGTTGTGATAAAGGGTTCAGATTTCTGAAGTAGCTTTATCGTGGTCGTACACTTGGCATCTGGTTAGCGTCAATCATCATACTATTGATGTTTTCTTCTTCTGGAGTCTCGTCCATTGGGACATCATCCACCATGCCACCAAATGCTTTCTTCATTAAACCACCGTCATAGGCTTTCTCAGCTTCGTCCATCATAGTTTGTAGCTGATCAGCGCCCATTTGATCGGTAGCCTTTTTGGTGAAAACAAATTCACCGTCCGATAGCCTTGCGGGAATCGAATCTGATGTGCCATCGCCGGGGCCGTTTACAGCTCCTTCGCCAGCAAATTCTCCTGCAACATCCATAACCTTGTCAAAGATGCTACTTAGACGCTCGTCAGTTTCTAGAACGCCCATTAAATATTCTTGGTCTTCTGAGTCTAAAGACTCTCCTAAGACATAGCCCGCGTAATCTTCTTCCATCTCTGCGTCTGGAAGTTGAGACGCTTCTACTTCTTCTTTTTCGTCTTCAGGGATGTTGTCATAAGTGTCAACAGGCATGTCATCATCTTCTTCCATTTCCATTTCAGGTGGAGTAAGAAGTGAACCGCCTCCAGCCTTTTTAGTTCTTGTATACGTTACATCAGAGTTATCTTCAGCGGCTAAAGCAACTTTAACAGGGTATGTTTTTCCCTCGTCATTTGTAAAGTCAAAAACATCTAAGCCTTCTTTTTGTGCAGATGCAAATTCTTTTTCAAATCTGCTTTCCTCTGGCGCAGTTATTACATCATAAGCTGATTTACCGCCTATAAGTGCGACAGCAGCCTTAGCTCCGCCTTTAAGTTGTTCAGTTGTCTTAAAAGCTTCTGTGCGTTTTTTACCTACTACAACGCCACGACCTTCAGCAGTTCTTCCGGGAGTTTTTGCATCAACGCCTGAAAGCTTATCTAGCTCTTTGTTTGTTTTAACTTTAGCTTTCTTACCTGCCTTTGCAACTGCCTTAACTACAGAGCCTAAAAAGTATCCTTCGCGTTTATCATATTGCATCTCACCGCCAGACATCTTATTGGCGCGGGACATGTTGCGATCCATGTTTCTTTCGGCTTCTTCAGCTTTTAATTGCTTTTCCATCTCAGGAGAAACTTCGCCGGATTGCATTGCGTTGTTATATTCAGCAGCTTCCTTAGCGGTTGAAGCTTCCATCTCAGCAATGCGCTTCTTTTGTTCCACATGCATTCGGTAACGTCTGTCATCTGATGTTTCGGGCATAATCTTAATCCTCAATTCGTTGTTTGGCTTCGCGTACTTGATCTTTTAGTTGCAACAAACTAACCAGAGAACTCACTTTCCCCTGCCTGCGGAACATTTCCAGTTCCGATGTTGCCACCGCCAGTCCCTGTAGCTCCAAGTTCTTGAGGTTGAGGAGATGCTCCTTGAGCGCCTCCCACAGTTCCTTGTTGGCCGTTAGGGGCGACAGCTTCGCCGCCAGTTGCTTGTCCAGCATTTTGCGCTCCTATGATTTTTGCCATGATTGCAGCTTCTTCAGGATTATTAAGGATCTCATCAGGATCTAAGTCAAGGCTGTAAGCCAACTCACTAACGATCTTAGAGATCTTAACAAACGGTGCAATAGCTGGGTTCTGAGCGGTCTGAAGGAACATAGTCAAACGTTGACTGCGTACTTCTTTTTGCATTAGGCTGTTTGTACCCATTGCATGTATCTCTAAATCACCCTCTACGGCCAACTCACCGTCAAAGAACTGCATATTCCATTGGTAATAAGACCTTCCTAGTGGTCGAAGCAAGAAGTCATCTATGTTTTTCACTACTGTTTTAATATTTAAACTTGCTGCGCCCAACAACATAGACATACCAGAAGCTGTACGAGTCATACTCTGTACGCCTGTCTGTCCATGCGAGTAGCTTGGGATTCCGGTCTGCTCATCTGCAAGCTGACGAAACTTGTCAAACATCATCATGTTTTCTTGTGATGTGTTAGGGAATTTCAAGCCATGAATAGCCTGACCTTGCATCCCTGCTTGCCTACGAAACACCTTGCCGGGGTATATTTCCATTGACTGCCCACCAACTAAGGCAGACTCATCTACGTCAAAGACTAAGGAGCCTGATAACGCTAAATTGTCAATTGCCATACGTGCATGGCCGTTCATTATTTGTTGGGAGTCGTCCATATTTTCAGCAACGCCAATACCAAAGAAAGAATAAGGATTACGCTCGTAAGGAAAGGCATTGTAGGGGAGCCGGTACGGAGTAAAAGGGTTAACAACCCCGCGTAGAAGCTTACCGTTACTGATCCAAGCATTAACTTGTACTTCATCTAAGTCGTCCACTTCGTCTGGGAGTTCCATACCGGCGTCGCGGGCATACTGCGCATCCATAACTCCCCAGTACTCTAAAACTTCAAAAAGTCCATCTCCATACTCTTCAGTACGTTGATCATCTTTTAATTCATGCTCGTAGTCTTTTTCAACATAGTTCGAACCCATAACAAGACAGTCACGGATTTGATCTTTGTTAAAATGCGGAAGCTTTGCAAGGCCTCTGAGCTGTGAACGGTTCATCTTGTGTCTATGAAATGCATATTCACAATCGTCCATTGTATTTGCATTAGGATCTGGAAAGAAATCCCAGATGCTGACAAACTCAATGCGCGGAACACGCACAGTAAGAGGATTATAAGTTCTTTCGCCTGTTTCTTCGTCCTTTACCCAGCGACTCAATGTCTTGTTGTGGTTGAACGGGCCTTTAACAACCCCTGTACCAAACAAAGCAGCCTCAAACAACGCATTGCGAAGCTCTGAAGAACCATTAGACTCTTCAATCTGGTCGTGAATAAGTTTCTGCATCAAACGCGCAGCATCTTTAGCTGGAGCTACTTCTAAAGCCTGTGGATCAGGGCTTGGGCCCTCGTTAAAATTGAGCTTGCCGCTAATTTCTCCTGCCTTCACAACTTTCTCAAAGGCCGACTCGCCCGAAGAGAACGTAGCGCCTGCTTTCAAGACTTTTCCGTCTCCTGCAAAGCCTACGTCAAAGGGGTTTACTTCTTCCTTTTCTTCTTGCTCTACTTTGGGAGCGTTGGAGCTTTCAATTCCGGGGGAGCTGTCTAAATGTCTGTACGTAGAAACGCCTTCTGGGACTTCTGTGGCTTTGACGCCAATAGGAAACTGACCAGTGCCAAAGATAACGTCTACTAACTGACCAAATGCTGCGATCACTTTCGTTTTAGTCACTTTGATGAAGACTTTAGATTTCTCGGACTCACGAAACTTTACATTCTTAGCGTATAAACCACGGAAGTTGTGGTACGCCTGTAGCCAACGGGCCTCATCATGCTCTCTAGCTCTTTCGGACTGAGCAAAACGATCCTCGATTAAACCGACAAACTGGAGACGTACAGATTCTTCTAGATTTAGGTCGAGTCCACTCTCACCTTCTACAGGCGAGAAGTAGATCTCTCCAGCGTTTCCAAATAAACCGTTTTCTTCATTGCTCATATAAGTTAATATCCAAAGGTTGAATCAACAGGAGCATAACTACGCTCTCTGTGGAACTGTCTCATTTGGTTCAACGTGTCGTTGATGCGCGGTCGAGACATAATCAGATAACGTAGTGCATCGTATGCGTGATCGGGTGCATGTGTATCTACGTCTTCTGGGTTACGTTTATCCAGAGGAATACTTTGAAGTTCGCGTATCAGGTTAGGGCATGTATTAAATAATTGTATTCGAGGCCTTCCGCTTTGCATAATCTTCAAGTATTCATGGATTTGAATCTTTCCTTGTACTCTATTCTTGTCTGCTCTTCTAAGCTTGTGTCCAGCTCTCTGAAGAGTTTCACCGATTGTTGGGCCTCCAACACCTGTACGACTCCAACACGCTGTATCTAAAACTCCCGGAACTGAGAAAGGATCTCCTCTTTCCATATTGGTTATGAGTTCTCCTAGTTCTGTTCCCAGTAAGCCTTTCTGATACAACTCACGATATATAATAAGTGTTCCATCACTAGGATCTACTGCACCCCAGATGCAAGCACTCTCCGAAGCATACCCATAATCTATTCCTTTGATGCGTTCCCAATGTACAGGAATATCAAAAGGTGTAATCACGTGTATCTGCGGAACAAACTCTGTAAAGGCTGCGCCTTCTGCAACGTCCCAGTTGCCGTCTAGAAGCTGCTGTCTCTGCGTTGGTGGCAGAGCCTTTAGCATCTTCTCATACCGGCCGTCAGTGGCTAGAAACGGGTTGTCCTGAAGCCTAGCGGGTATGAATTTACGTGTTAGTCCGTCTGCGCCCACAAAAGACTCATGCGGGGGTGCAACATCAATATATCTCTTCTTTACCCATGACGCTCCAGCGCCACCGGGGTTTGCTGTACAACGCATATAGACCTGTATCTCTGGGTCTGTTGTACGTAGTCGGGATGCTAGATAATTCCAAGCAAACTCTGTCGGGAGGTGAGTGATCTCATCAAACCCTATCCAGCTATATGCCTGTCCCTGATACCGATAAACATCTGCATCTCGTTCCAAGAAGCCAAACTCAATCTTTGCGCCGCTTGGAAAGTTCCAGAGCTTCTCTACTTCTTTGTACTTACATCCCGGAAAAGCTTTAGGGTACAACTCTCTGCTCTTGTCTATTAGTTCTCGTAGTTCTGGCATAGAGCGTCTAATGATCAACCCTCTGTGTGCTGAGCGGTGTGCATAGCGCAATGGATCTACTAGCATGGCGTAGGACTTACCGCCACCTGCTGCACCACCATACAACACATCTGTTTCGCTCGAAGCAAGGAAGTCTTCTTGTGGGCCTTCGTTGGCTTTGAAGATGACTTCTTCTTGTGCCTCAGATGCTAGAGATTTTGGCAGGGCTTTTAGATCTTCTGAGCTTATAACCTTACTTGCTTTGTCGTTAGCTAGTTGTGTTAAAGTCTTGTTGGTGTTTCCAATCGACTTCTTGTAACTCTCTACTTTAGCTTGTGCTGCCTTTAACTTCTTTTGCTTCTCTCGGACGACTTTCTTTGCGTCCATTGTTGCTTTAGTCTTAGAATGATA